CCCCCCCCCCTATTAGAATTCTTTACACTTACGCTATTCGCTGTGCTCATAGCTTTTATCTCTGGCAATTCTGCCACTTTAACTTAGTATACTATAGGAGATTATTATGTTTGGTCTTAATACCGCAGTTCGTTCTATCGCTACTGGTGTAGCTGCTTCTGTTGATTCAGCATCTCGTACTTTTGTTGGTTCACTTACTTTAGTTGAGACTGCTGTTACTCGCAGATTAGATGAAAAAGTACAAAAAGCTAAAACATTACAGTTACATGCTGAAATCTATAAAGATGTGCAAGAAACTGCTAAGTCTACTGGTTTTACATCAGTAGAAGAAATGAAAGATAAAGTATCTTCTTTCATGGATTTACTATAATAAATAAGGGACTTTTATAGTCCCTTTATATTTTTTATTACACTATACATACACTATACATACACAAGATATACACTGTATAGACATACAAATAAATAACTCTATTATGAATAAAATAAATAAACCAATAGCATAATAACTATTGGTTCTTCTAAATAGTACTCTTATAAATAAATACTGTATATTTATATAATATATTATATATTATATTATATACTTTATCCTTAACAGGGGTATTATAACTTTATACTATACTACACATAATAGTCTTAGTAAACATAATACTTTATATCTTATACACTATCATAGCTATACTCATAAAAGAAATGTATAAAACTATACTATAAAAATATACATAGTTATAATACTCTCTAAATAGCGTTCTAATGCATTCTAATAAAGATTAATACAATCTATTATCTCTATAAAAATAGTCCTTATATGCTCTATTTTAATAGGTTATACACTTTAATACACTAATACTCTCTATTCTAAAGATTATAATAATATCTTTATTATAATCTAATGGGGCAATTTAAGGTTATGTAATACCCTATTACTACTCACTTACTACTCACTTCGTTCGTAGTGTTTATATATGATATAACAATATTGGAGGACTATTATGGAACAAGTTAATTACCGTCTTGTAACTGATTACAATCGTACTTTTGGTACTAAATTAGACCCTGAACAAAAGTATTCTATTTCTACCCTTGTAGCTATGCGTAAAAAGCTTATTGACCGTGGTATATATAAATACAATCCACGTTATAAACAAGATTGGGTTAATACTATGTATGGTAAACCTACATTTACTCGATAATATTATGCTCTAGCTTACGCTAGAGCTTTTATTTATGGAGTTTAACCAAGAGCATCTCTCATCTATATACCTTCTCATCTATACATATTTAGAACGTTCGTTCTGTCCAAATATAGGTGCTCTTCATTAAACTTTTTTATTAACAACATCCGTTTGGAGGAAATATGAACTCAGAAAACTTTGACCTTTACGAATTTTTAGATAGATATACGGAGGACAATGATGAATAAAATGATTAATGCTATTGGATTAGGTCACAGTATTGCAGTAGTTATTGTGGCTCTATTAACAACAATCGCTATTGGTGCAAAAGCAGATATGCCTAAACGTATCTCTTATGCGATTGATTACGAGCTAGGTGTAGCTCAATTATGTGACGGTACTGATACAGCTTATGAAGTACATCAGTGCAAATATGATTACAGTGATTTAATGGAGCGTAACAATGGCTAAGAAACCAACAAAAATCAATATACATTGTGAGAACCAAAAGGCTCTTGCAGAATTGATGAAGGATTGCACTTATGAAGGTGTAATCCATAAAGGTGCACAATGGTTAAAGTTCTATAAGAACAAGAAATACTTTTGTGCTATGCAAGTAACAACAAATGTCTCAGATGAGGTATTTGTAAACGAGGTTGGAGTACCTTTCTAGGTTCTCTAATCTCTCTTCGAACAAGCATCGAGCGTAAATTTATAGTGTTTGAGCGATTTCATCGCTCTTGCTCTCACTTACGTTCGAGCTTTTATTTTTGGTGATATACCAATAACTTTAAACAACTTTTCAAACAACTTAACAGAAGGAAATTTATCATGTCTAAAACAATCTTCCCTAAAAAATCAGCAACAGTAACAGCAAAAACAACTGAAGAACGCAAACAAAGCGAATTCTTTATCAACTTAGGTTTCCGTAAAACCTATGGTGAAGGTGAAGACGCAGTTGAACGTTTCGTGAACATTCCATTGTTCATTACTGCTGATAATATTCAACAAGGCATTGAGCGTGTTAGTAAAAACTGCTCTAAAAACTCACCAGAAGAATGGTTAGAATTCATTCAAGACCAAATCTTATTAGGTGAAGATATTGTTGCATTGTTCTCTGAAGTTCCAGAAGGACAAAGTGTAGTAAACAAAGAAATCCCTGAAGACCACGAATTAGGCTATCTAGCTAACTTAGAAGTACAATTCGTGCACAAAGATATGCACAAAGCAGATATTGTCTCTACGCCAAAAGACGCTAATGCTCGCCGTGCATCATTCGGTAAATAATACAAGACCCACTGGCAACAGTGGGTTTTATTTTTTATTAGAAACATACTGGAGAATATTATGTTAGGAAATGTTATTCGCAATGCAACAGGTGTTGTAGACGGTGTATTAGGTTTAGTAAATACCGGAATTTCTGCTACAGCATGTGGTTTAAATACTTTGAACCAAGAAATCAAAGAAATTGCTGAACCAATGTCAGAGGCTCAAAAATTCTTACAACAGCCTAGTATGGCTATGGAATTCTTAAACCAGAATATACCAAGTACTTTTGGTAAAGTACAGCCTGCTAAACAATATCAAAGTGTTATTGTATATGAAGGTAAAGTAGCGATTAAAGACGGTGATGATATTTATTGTACTGAATTAGACGCTAGTCACTATAATTTAGTGATTGAGTGCATGCATCATGCAAAAAATGTACTTACTTATCTTGCTACATCAGAAAGTGGTATAGCAGATTACTTCCCATTAACAAATGGTAAAGTAACGCTAATCTTGTGGAATAATCTACAAGATGAACCATTAGAAAGTATTGAACAAATGGCTCTTGTTATACTTAGAGCTATAGAAGAAGTGAACCAATAATATAAGGGCATTTCTGCCCTTTCATCTATTCTAATCTAATTAAGGAAAAGATATGGACAAACAAATAGATTATGCAGAACTCTATGAAAGAATTACTAGAGTAAAAGAACCAGTAGATTTGATTGAGAAACAGAAATACTTCGAAATCAAGTATAACAAACGTCAGCGTAAACAAATTCTTCGTGAGGCTCTTGAACCATGTCTTCAACCTTTATTAGAGGTAGAAAGACCTGATTTTACAGAAGAAGAACAAAAAGAATTTGACTATACCATTAGTACAGCATTAGAAATACTCTGTATTCTTATTGAACAAGAAACAGTAACTATGTCTACACTTATTGAAATGGTAATTGAACGTGAAGAACTAAATCAAGCTTTAGATATTGCTCAAGTGGTTCAAATAGGATGTGATTATGGATTATGGGATATCTCTAAAGATAGACATACAAGAATTCATAATAAATGGGAACTTAGTGATGATGTAAAACATACATTGGAACAATTTAGATTTGTTAATCCAATGATTGTTAAACCATTACCAGTGAACCAGAAAGGAAATAATCGTGGTAGCGGTTATCTTACTATTGGTTCAGATAGTCTATTGTTAGGGGGACAATATCATACAGAAGATATCTGTACTGAAGTATTAGATAAATTAAACAATACTGCTTTCGAACTCAATATAGACTTAATGCGTACATATCGTAACAGTTGGAAACATATGCATGCACCTAAGAAAGCAGATGGTATAGACCAAATGCGTGATGAAACAACAGAAGAATACAATAAACGTATTCAAGCTTTTGAACAGTTTGAACAACTTGTATTTAAATCTGCTGCAGAAATCTATAACTCAGAAAACCAAATGTATCTCACCCATAAATACGACAAACGTGGACGAGTATACTGTGTCGGTTATCAGCTATCATACCAAAGCAATAGCTATGGTAAAGCTATAATTAACTTTAAAAATAAACAAGAAGTAACTGATACTATCAAGTTCTTCGAAGATTAAGGATACAACTATGCAATTATTTACTGGAAAACAATACTTACAAATTGACATTGCTAATAACTCAGGCTTTGACAAATTAGACTATGATGTACGCATTCAAAAGACTATGGAATTGTATCCAGAATCTATTGTAAAAAATGCATCTAATGAAGAGCTTAAAGAGCTTGTAAAAATAAATCAAGCAGATGAACCAGAATTAACGTTTGCTGGTTTAATGGCTTATAGAGATGTATTAAACGGTATTCCTACAGGGTACCGTGTAGCTCTAGACGCTTGTTGTTCGGGTAAAATTGTGCCCCTATAAGTAGAAATATTTATAGCAAATCTCTCTAATTCGGTGAAACTCTGACCATGTAATGATGAAGACAATACCGAGCCAAACCTAGAAATAGGAAGGTGTAACGACTAGTCGAAAGACGTACAACCAAGTGGTTGGAAATGGGAGATACCTTAACTCATAGAGAAAGGTAAAGAGATAGTCTGCTCTACATAGAAATATGTAGTAATTTCTGTTGTTCTGATATACAATATGTATTCCACATCAACCTTAAAGATACATATGAAGAACTATAACCAATTTAAAAACAATCACTACGTTTATTTATTAACTTTCCCGGACGGAATGCTATATGTAGGGTGTCGAAGTACAAATCTTAAGCCAGAACATGATACAACTTATCTAGGGTCCGGTAAGTATTTACCGAAAGATAGACACAATTACAGAGAGTTAATCCAAAAAGATATACTTTATATAAGTAATTCTAGGGAAGACGCTTTAAATTTTGAAGAGCAATACATTATACAGAATGATTGCGTATCTTCTAAAAATTATTATAACAAACGTAGAAGAGTGTTCGATAAAAAAGGATTGCCTTCAAGTAATCCTATGAATTCTACATTAAGAGCTAAGGCAGCAAAAACATTTAAAAAGAGGGACTATACCAAAAATGGTAATAGAACAGTTGCTCAATTAGCTCACGATAAGTGGTGTAGCGAAAACTTTAAAGGTGTTAAAAATCCAGCGAAAGGTCACATTGGTATCACTAATAGTGCATTTATTTCATGGTATTACATTACACCCGAAGGTAATTATGTTGAAGTGTTGGATAAAACTAAAGAAGAATATTCTGC